ACAGGAAAAACAAACAACTATGACTATGAAGGGGGGAAATACAGATGAGTTCTATAAACATGATAGTCGTCTATATGTAACACAGCTTTTAAAGAATACACACCCTGATGTAACTGAGGTTACCAAAAGATATAACAGATGGCATCATAAAGTTGATTATAGTGGATTTAATCAGAAATTGGTTAGAAGGGAGAACATACAAATAAAAAAAGGTGTCAATAATTACGGCATGAAATTACAACCAAAAACTAAAAATGGATAATTTTTTTGAAATTAAAGGAAAAGAACTTTTAAGCGCTTGTCCACCAGATATAAATCCAGAAGAATGGAAAAATTTTCGTATTAAGTTTAAACAATCGGAAGATTTTATAGAGCATGATGCTCCTATACAGCTAGATATAGAATTGAATGGTGGGTGCAATATGGAGTGTCCCTTTTGTATTCATGGTTATGTTGAGGAAAAAATACCAAACATAGAATTAGATATAGGTTCATATAAAAAAATTATTAAAGAAGCAGTTGAGATAGGTGTAAGAAGTTTAAAACTGAATTACATAAATGAACCAATGTTAAGAAAAGATTTAGAAGATTGTATTAAATATGCAAAGGAGCAAGGCATACTAAATGTCTATATGGTTACAAATGGAACAGTTTTGAACAAGAAGCGCAGGGAATCACTTTTAGCCAGCGGTATAACTAAGGTTTTTATTTCTTTAGATGCAACAACAAGTGAAACCTATAATAAACAGAGATTATCTGGAATGTTTGAAAAGGTAGAAAAAAATATAATAGAATTTATTAAGTTAAGGAATAGTCAAAATAAACAATTTCCTTTAGTTCGTGTTAGTTTTTTAAAAAATGCCATAAATATACATGAAAAAGATGATTTCCAAAAAAGGTGGGAAGGCAAAGCAGACATGATTAACTTTCAAACCATGAATGAGGTCCCTGATATGAAAACAGGACTATTGGTTGATAAAACGGTTGTGCCTGAAAAGGGGTGCAACTTTCCATTTAAACAGTTGGTGGTTGACCATTTAGGCAATATACAACCATGTTGTAAGTTAGACGGAAAAAAATTAATTGTAGGTAATATAAAAGACATGACCTTGAAACAAGCATGGAACAGTAAGAAGTATAAAAAATTGAGACAAATGCACAAAGACGGTAGTTGGATTAATCATAAAATCTGCTATGAGTGTATGTTGCCAGGTCAAAAGTTTGAAGATAAGAAAAAAATACCTTTAAAAAATATTACATAAAATATTCCAAAAAAGGTTTATTATCTTTGTAAACAATATATAATTATTACTTATAGAGGTTAATTAAGACTTCTTTAAATTGAAAAAAAGGAAAATAAAATGAAAAAACAAAGAGTAATATTAGATCAATTATCTAGCAAAGAATTGTTAGAACTTTTAGATAAAGCCTTATTTGCAGGAACTATTTGCAAAAAAGATAAAACACAAAAGTATATTGATTTACAACACAAAATAGTCAGAGTAATTCACAGGGTTTACCCAGAAGTCTATAAAAAAGAAGGCTTTGTTTTGTTAGGAAAAATAAAATGAAAGAAAAAAAATTACAAAATCAATCCAAAAAAAGTTTTGAGGATTATATTTCAAAGCAAAATAAGTCCGACCTTTTTTGTAGCGGTAAAGTTTTTTACAAAAACGGCACAGTAGGTACAACTTATCATAACGACAGTGGTTTAATTGGTGTATGGACTGCTACACATTGCTACATAGTCCCAGAGTTTCTTTATAAAAGAAGCAGTTCAGAAAAAAAATCTACCATTGATTCTCTAAATAGGGCACAAGCCAAATGAAAAATTTAAAGAACCAAACTGTCAAAGTAGAACTTACACTGCATGAGTTAGTAACTCTTGGAGTTATGGTAGATGAAGAACTTAAAGACATAAAAAAAGATATTTATGCGAAGGAACACTATGAACAAATAAACAAAAAACTTAGGCTTATTTAATATTCCAAAAAAGGTTTATTATTTTTATAGGTTGGTTTACCATAAATTTTTAAATTAAAGGAGAAAAAATGTCTATAGAGCATCTTAATAAAGCCTTAAAAGTAGAAGGCTTAACACCAACAAAAAAATTTATACTTGTAATCTTAGCTAATTATGCAGACGAAAAGGGGACGTGTTATCCCTCTTACAAACATCTAGCAGAAATGATTGGTTTAAAAACACAGAAAGGAGTACAAAGGGCGATTAAGGAATTTGAGCATTTAGGGTTGCTTGAGATAGAACACAGAAAATTAGAAAATGGTGGTTATACAAGTAATAGATACCATTTAAGGCTAGGGGGGGTCTCTAAAGACCATAGGGTCATTTTAGATACTAGGCTAGGGTCACAAAAGACCACCAATACTAAAGATAATACAAAAGATATATATATAAAGGAATTTCAAACATTTTGGTCTATCTATCCAAGAAAGGTTGGAAAGAAGTCGGCTAATAAATCATTTAATAAATTTGACGAAAAGCACTACGATAAAATTTTATATGGTGCACAAAGATTTGCAGAACAAAATATAGCCACAGAAGAAAAATATATTCCTCATGCAACCACTTGGTTAAATCAAGAGCGTTGGTTGGATTACTTTGAAACTGACGAAACTGGTTGGATTACAGGGATAAAGAAACAATCTAAAATTAATAACTTAGCAGGGTGACAATATGAAACTTAAAACATTAATAGCACTTCAATCAATAATTGAAGAAAGAGAAATTCCAAGTGATATGCATGAACCTATGTATTACTACTCACATTCAAAAGAAGAATTTTTAGACATAATGGAAATGCACATAACACATTTCATTAGAGCATTTAAAAAACTACAAGATGAAAATAATAAAGTAGAAAATAGTTACAAAATGACTAGAAACTCATTAATTGAAGAAATACTGGAGAAATTAGAAAAATGAATAAACCACCAATAGAGCATGGAATAAGACAGAAAAGTTTTGAGCATGGTTCACAAAAACTAAAATGCCCAGAATGTCAGCCACCACACAATCCTAGAGACAATCCACTAACATTAACTATAAATTCAGAAGGAACAGTTTGGTATTGTCATCATTGTGAGTGGAGAGGTTCCTATTTTGAAGAAGGAATGGTGCCTATAACAATACCTAAGAAAACGTATACTAAACCACCAACACCAAAACCTAACAACACCTCTAAGATGTATAAGTTCTTTGAGAATAGAGGTATAACTAAGGCAGTTGTAGATAAATTTAAAATATTTGATGAAGAAGGTTGGTTTGGTTTTCAGTATTTTAATGAGAACAGCGAACTAGAAAACATTAAATATAGAACGGCAGATAAAGGATTTAGACAAACACAGGGAGCAAAATCAATTCTTTATAACTATGACAATGTTTATAAGAAAAATGAGGTTGTATTTGTGGAAGGAGAAATGGACGTACTAGCTTGTGAGGTGGTTGGATATAGTGCAACTTCTTTGCCCAACGGAGCACCTAAAGAAGCTAAATTCAATAAACATGATGCTAGATTTAAGGCTTTACAGAATTGTCCCTTAGAAGCCAAGAAAGTGATTATATTTACTGATACTGACTCCGCAGGAAGGGCATTACACAAGGAGCTGTTGCATAGATTTGGAAAAGATATTTCTTGGTTTGTAAGACTGCCAGAAGGTTGTAAAGATGCCAATGACGTTTTAATGAAACATGGCGAAGCTGAATTAAAGAAAATATTAGACAACGCAGAACCATATCCCATAGAAGGACTATATACAGCTAATGATTATTATGGGCAGTTACATGACTTGTATGAAGGGAATTACGAAAAGCCTTTTGAAATAGGAATAGATGGACTAGACGATATATATAAATTAATGACTGGAACTTTCCATACAATTACAGGAATACCCAATCATGGTAAATCTTTATTCTTAGACCAAATACTAATAACTATGGCAGAAAACCACGGTTGGAAGTTTGCAGTGTTTTCACCAGAACATAGCACACAGTTTCATATAAGAAGAATGGTTCAGATGTATATACAAAAAGGATTTGATGAAGGCTTTTCAAACAGAATGTCTAAGGAAGAATTAAATAAAGCAATAGACTTTATTCATAAGCATTTCTTCTTTATAGAAACAAAGGATAGCGTTCCTTCTATAGACCTTATTCTTTCTATAGTTAAATCTAGCATATTTAAACACGGTATAAATGGATTGGTAATTGACCCTTTTAATGAGGTTAGTGCAAAAAGGTCAGGTAATGTTAGAGAAGATGAACATATAAGGGACTTTATATCTTTATGTAAAAGATTTAGTCGTATATATGAAATCATTACGTGGGTAGTTGCTCACCCTACAAAGCTACCCAAAGGAACAGATGGCTCTTATTTACCACCTACTGCTTATGACATAAGTGGTGCAGCACATTGGCATAA